GCAGGCCGCGGCCTGGGCTCAGCCGTCGGAGCGGTGGCGGATCCGGACCGTCGCGCTGTGGGTTCGACTCACCGTCAGGTGCGAGGACCCCGAGGCCCCCGCGTCGCTGCTCGCGCAGCTGCACCGCTTCGCAGACCAGATCGGCATGACCACGGCCGGCCTCGCCGAGATGGGCTGGAAGGTCGCCGTCGACGACGTCGCCAAGGCCCGAGCTCGGAAGAGTGCAGAGGCCAAGCCCGCCCCGCGGCAGCGCCGCTTGAGGTCCGTCGATGGCGGCGCCTAGCACCGAGTTCGTCGTCGACTTCCCCACGCTCGGGGATCTCGCTGACGCCTGGATCGAGCACCACTGCCGGGTCCCGGACGGGCACACACGCGGTGCCGCGTTCAAGCTCGCGGACTGGCAGTTCTGGTGCGTCGCGAACCACTACCGCGTGAAGCCGCGCGCGAAGTACGACCCGGCCCGGCCGCCGCTCAACCAGGCGTTCCACTACCGCCGGTCGCAGGTCGTCGCGCCGCAGAAGACCGGCAAGGGCCCGATGGCTGCCGCGGTCGTGGCGCTCGAGGCGGTCGGTCCGTCGCAGTTCGTCGGGTGGGCGAAGGCCGGCGACTACTACGACTGCGCCGACAACGGCTGCTCGTGCGGGTGGACGTTCGACTACGAGCCCGGCGAGCCCATGGGTGGCCGGCACCCGTCGCCGCTGATCCAGCTGACGGCGACGTCCGAGGACCAGGTCGACAACGTCTACCGGCCCCTGCAGGCCATGATCAAGCTCGGGCCGCTCAAGGACCTGCTCAAGGTCCGCGAGGGGTTCATCCGCATCGTCGGCAACAACGACGACCCCGACCTGGACCGCATCGACGTCGTCACCTCGAGCGCGCTGTCCCGCCTGGGTAACCCGATCTCGTTCGCGATGCAGGACGAGACCGGCCTCTACACCGCGTCGAACAAGATGCGGAAGGTCGCCGAGACCCAGCGCCGAGGGGCTGCCGGTATGGGTGGCCGCACGATGGAGACCACCAACTGCTGGGACCCGGCCGAGAACTCCGTCGCACAGACCACGTTCGAGGGCACCTCGAAAGACGTCTTCAAGTTCTACCGGAAGCCGCCGGCCGAGCTGCGCTACACGGTCAAGGCCGACCGGGTGAAGATCCACCAGTACGTCTACGAAGGCTCCTGGTGGGTCAACCTCGACTCGATCGAGGCCGAGGCGTCCGAGATCCTGCAGGTCGACCCGCCGCAGGCTGAGCGGTTCTTCGGGAACCGGCTGGTCCACGGCCTCGGCACGTGGCTGCCCGACGGGCTCTGGGAGTCCCGAGCCGAGCCGCGTGAGATCGAGCCGGGCACTGCGGTCGCGCTCGGGTTCGACGGGTCGGAGACCAGCGACTGGACCGCGATCCGTCTGTCGACGGAGGACGGCTACCGGTTCACCCCGACCTACGGCCCCGACAACCGCCCCACCTACTGGGACCCCACCCAGTCGAACGGGCAGATCCCCCGCGGCGAGGTCGCGGCCGCCGTCGACGAGCTCTGCACCCGATACCGCGTGGTCCGCGCCTACTGCGACCCCCGCGACTGGCAGTCGGAGATCGGGGACTGGGCGCTCAAGTTCGGCGACGACGTGTTCGCCGAGTGGGCGACGTACCGGATCACGCCGATGCACGCCGCGCTCAACCGGGTCGTCTCAGACCTGCAGTCCGGGCGCACCCGGCACGACGGCTGCGAGATGACCACCCGACACGTCGGGAACGCCCGCAAGCTCGCGAAGCCCGGACAGAAGTACATCCTCGGCAAGCCCGCCGAGCACCAGAAGATCGACCTCGCCATGGCCGACACGCTCGCGTGCGAAGCCGCCGCCGACGCCCGAGAGGGCGGCCTGTTCGACGCCGCCGAACCCGAGTACGTCTACGTCCGATGAACCGAAGGAGGGCCACGTGGCGACACGCACTGAAGCCCTCGCCCACGCAGAGCGGCTCCTCATCCAGCTCAAGCGCCGCTCCACCGACATCAGCGACCGCGACGACTACTACGCCGGCGAGCAGCCGCTGAAGTTCGCGACCGACGAGTGGGCGACCGAGCACGCGGCCCGGTACAAGGGGTTCGCGGACAACTGGTGCGGCGTCGTCGCTGACTCCACGGTCGAGCGGATCCACGTGCAGGGGTTCCGCCTCGACTCGTCCGCGCAGCTGTCGGCCGGTGAGGCTGAGCTGTGGCGGTCGGTGTGGCTGGACAACGACATGGACGCCCAGGCCGCGCAGGGCGTCCTGGAGACCGTCGTCGCGTCCAGGTCGTACATCCTGGTCTGGGGGGACGAGGACACCAACGAGCCGGTCGTCACCTGGGAGCACCCCAACCACGTCATCGTGGAGTACGACGCGGAGAACCCGCGCAAGCGTGCTGCGGCGATCAAGTGGTGGCTCGACGATGACCTCGAGTACCTCAACCTGTACCTCCGCGACGAGGTGTGGAAGTGGCAGCGGCCGCGCACGTCCCGGTCCGGGCTGGTCCTGCCGACCAGCTTCGGTGGGGAGTGGTCGGACCGCCTGGGGCAGGCGTCGCAGCCGCTGCTGAACCCGATCGGTGACGTGCCGGTCGTGGAGATGATGAACCGGCCGCGGCTCGCGCTCGAGCCGCTGTCCGACATCTCCGGGTCGATGGCGATGCAGGACGCGATCAACCTGCTCTGGGCGTACCTGTTCAACGCTGCGGACTACGCGTCGATGCCGGCGCGCGTGATCATGGGCCAGTCGCCGCCGAAGGTTCCGATCCTCAACGAGGCTGGGCAGAAGGTCGGCGAGCGTGAGGTCGACCCGAAGGAGCTGACCAACGGTCGGCTCATGTGGCTGACCGGGCAGCACGCGAACATCGGTACGTTCCCCGCTGCGGTGCTGACCGGGTTCTCTGACATCGTCGAGGTCGCCGTCGGGCACCTCGCGGCGCAGACCCGCACCCCGCAGCACTACCTGATCGGGAAGATGGCGAACCTGTCCGGTGACGCCCTCAAGGCCGCCGAGACCGGGCAGGCCCTCAAGTCCGCGGAGTTCGCGATCTCGAACACCTACCCCATCCGCGAGGTGTTCCGCCTCGGCGCCCTGGTGAAGGGTGACGACGCGCTCGCGCGCGCAGCTGCTCGCGGCACCGTGAAGTGGAAGGACACCGAGTCCCGCTCGGAGTCCCAGCTCGCCGACGCGCTGCAGAAGCTCAAGGACATCGGGTTCCCGTTCGAGTACCTCGCCGAGCGGTACGGCCTCGACGACACCGAGCTCGACCGCGTGATGCGAATGCGGCAGGCCGAGGCCAACGATCCGATCATGGCGTCGATCGCCGCCAAGCTGACTCAGGCCTCCGGTGCAGCAGCTCCCGCCGTCGGCGTCTGAGCACTACCGCTCCCGGCTGGCGCTGCAGGTCGCGACACTCAACGCTGTCCGACGACTGTGGGGTCGGATGGGTTCGGACTTCGACTCGTCGTGGGCGCAGATCGGGCCCCAGATCCTCCTGGTGGTGTCCGCGGCGCAGCTGCAGGCGGCCGCGGAGGCTGAGGCCTACGTTGCGCTCGCCGCGCTCGAGCAGAGCATCGACCCCGCGGCGCAGGCAGCGCTGACCGCTCGCGCGTTCCTCGGTTGGGCGTCCGACGGGCGCCCGATGTCGACGCTTCTGGACCAGGCCGTCGTGCAGGCCAAGGCCGGCGTGAAGGAAGGGCTCGGGGTCCGTGAGGCCCTCGCGCGGGGGATGCAGTTCCTCGACCTGACCACGCTCACCCAGGTCGCTGACACCGGGCGCGGCGCCGAGCTGGTCACCATGACCGCGACACCGGCCGTGACCGGGTACGTGCGGATGCTGAACCCGCCGTCGTGCGCCCGGTGCGTGATCCTCGCCGGGAAGCACTTCACCTGGAACAACGACTTCCGCCGGCACCCGCGCTGCGACTGCCTGACGATCCCCTCGTCGATCAACCTCAGCCCCGACGCGGCCAAGGTCGTCAACCCTGAGGCGTACTTCAAGAGCCTCACCCCCGAGCAGCAGGTCGCGTCGTTCGGCGTCGACGGTGCACGCGCCATCCGCGACGGGGCGTCACCGATCACCGTCGTCAACGCATCCCGGGGCACGTTCACCCCGACCGGGCGGCGCGCCCCCACAGCAGCTGCCCGCCGGATGCCCGGCGACATCTACGCCGAAGCAGGAGACGACCGGGCGCGTGCGCTCGAGCTCCTGCGCTCCGAGGGATACCTCACCTGAACCCCCGGTCGCCGCAAGGGCGTCCGGCCGCACCCGCAACGGGAGCCAGCATGACCAAGCGCCACGCTCGACTGACCCACCCGCGCACCGGCCGCCCCATCGTCCCGCTCGGGTACCGCCGCAACGGCGCACCGATCTGGCCGATCCTCGGAGCGTCCCCGGACGACCAGCCGCCGCCCGCCGACGACACCCCGGCCGACGGTGGTGATCCGCCCGCCGACGACACCCCGGCCGACGGTGACGGCGCCGACATCCCCGACCCCGAGGGCGCCGACCAGCTCGGCGACCCCGGCAAGCAGGCCCTGGACCGCATGAAGGCCGACCTCCGCGAGGAGCGCCGGCAGAAGCGGGAGCTCGAGCGGCAGCTGGCCGAGGCGAAGAAGCCCCCGGTCGACGAGAACGCCCCGCCGGACCCCGAGGCGCTCCGCGAGGAGGGTCGCCGCGAGGCCCAGGCCGAGGCGGACAAGCGCATTATCCGCGCCGAGGCGAAGGCTGCGGCCACGGGCAAGCTCGCTGACCCGAGTGATGCCCTCACGTTCATCGACCTCACCGCGTTCGAGGTCGACGCCGACGGCAACGTCGACTCCGAGGAGCTCGCCGACGCGATCGACGAGCTCATCCGCAAGAAGCCCTACCTGGCCGCGCAAGGCGGGAGACGGTTCCAGGGCGGAGCAGACGGTGGGAACCGCAAGGGGACCCAGCCCCCGTCGCTCGACGAGCAGATCGCAGCCGCCACGGCCGAGGGCCGTGTGCGTGACGTGATCGCTCTCAACAACCGGCGCCTCGCCGAGGTCGCCGGCAAGTCCTGACACACCCCCGCAGGTGACCTGGCCGACGTGCCTGGGCCTGATACGAGAGGAGCACCACCATGGCTGGTATCACCGGTCTGGGCACCAACTACAACCTCCCCAACTACACGGGGATCCTGTTCGGCCTCACCCCGTCCGAGACGCCCCTGTTCTCGGCGATCGGTGGGCTCACCGGCGGCGGCCAGTCGACCGACACCCGGTTCGAGTGGCAGACCTACGACCTCCGCACCGCGGCGCAGCCCGAGGTGCTCGAGGGCGCGGCCGCCCCGACCGCGCAGGGTCGCGTCCGCGGGCAGGTGACCAACGTCTGCCAGATCCACCAGGAGAAGGTGTCCGTCGCCTACTCGAAGATCGCTGCCGTCGGCAAGAAGGCCGGCCTGGCGAACGACGCCATGAACCCCATCCGCGACGAGGTGGACTGGCAGGTCGAGCAGGCGCTGAAGCAGATGGTCCGCGACGCGGAGTACAGCTTCATCAACGGCTCGTACCAGCTGCCGGTCGACAACACCACGGGCCGCAAGACCCGCGGCCTGCTGTCGGCGATCACCAGCACCGCCCGCGACGCGGACGACTGGCTGACGGCGCTGCCGACCACCACGGCCACCGCGGCGTCCGACCTCGTCAACTCGACGGCCCACGGCCTCGTCGCCGGTGACCAGGTCATCTTCACCTCCCTCACGGGCGGCACCGGCCTGGTCGTCGACACGGTCTACTACGTGATCGCCTCGGGCCTGACCGCGAACGCGTTCAAGCTCGCCGCGACGCGCGGCGGTTCCGCGATCGACATCACCGTGGACGCCTCGGCGGCCACGGCGTACAAGATGATCGCGCTCACCGTCGACGCGTTCTACGACACGCTGCAGTCGGTCTACGACAACGGTGGCCTCTCCGAGCAGGAGACCAACACGGTCATCGCGAACAGCTCGGGCAAGCGGGCGATCTCCAACGCGTTCGCCGACGCCTACGGCAAGTTCAACGAGACGAGCCGCAACCTCGCGGGCGTCAACGTGACCACGATCGAGTCGGACTTCGGTCGGCTCAACATCATGCTCAACCGCTTCGTCCCCCAGCACAAGCTGATCGTGGCCTCCCTCGACCAGCTGACGCCGGTGTTCCTCGAGGTGCCGGGCAAGGGTCACTTCTTCGCCGAGCCGCTCGCCAAGACCGGCGCGTCGGACGACGTCCAGCTGTACGGCGAGGTCGGCCTCGCCTACGGCAACGAGAAGGCCCACGGCGTTCTCTCCGGCTTCGCCGTCTGAGCGACCCTCTGACCTGCTGGCCTGGCCCTCACCGGGCCAGGCCAGCAGGCCACCACCTGCACCATCACTCGCTCTACGGCCCAGGAGGGCGAAGACATGAGCAAGGGCAACGCGACCGAGACCGACATCCTCGCTCTGATCTTCACAGCGACGGCTCTCCCCTGGGCGGCGGAGACGAACCTCGACATCCACCTGCACACCGCCGACCCGGGCGAGGCCGGCACGTCGGCGACGTCGGAGGCGACCTACGGGTCCTACGCCGTCGTCACCGTCGCCCGGTCCATCGCCGGGTGGACGGTGACGGGGAACTCGTGCGTCAACGACGCGCTGATCCAGTTCCCGCAGTGCACCTCCGGCACCAACACCCTCACCCACGTCTCCATCACCCCCGAGGGCGACACCCAGATCCTGTACAGCGGTGCGCTCAACGCGTCCCTGTCGGTGTCGTCGGGCATCCAGCCGCAGTTCGCCGCCGGCGCCCTCACCATCACCGAGGACTGACATGGCGCACCAGTGCGCCGGGTGCGGGCTCGCCGTCATCGTCACCCCCGACGGGCCCGTCCGGGCGTGCAGTTGCGACGCCCCGATCCTGGCGAACATGACGGTCACCCTCGCTGGCGCCGGAGGCGTGAGGAGCTGACATGGGCTTCGCCAACGTGAAGGCGCTCGCCGAGGCCGAGCTCGCCGGGCAGTCGACGTACTCGACCTGGCGGAAGTCCCCGTCGCAGGTGTCGTCCGCCGGCGTCTGGTTCGACCTGTCCATGTCCCCCGGCAACCCCGTCCCGCAGTACTACGCGGCGTCGCCCGCCGTCGCCAAGGCGCTCGCACAGTCCACAGACGGCGGCCTGTTCCACGGCGGGAACGTCGCACCGCTGACCAAGCACCTCAAGCGGTTCACCGCGCTCACCCTCACGGCCACGGCCCTGCCGATGCCGATGATGCTGTGCGACTACCTGATCTTCTACCCGTTCATCGACGAGGGCACCACCGACGTGCAGCTGCTCGACAACACGGTCACGCTGCCCCGGCACACGGACGGCGCTGGCGTGCAGATCATGGCCGTGTCCGTCGCGGGTCGCACCGGTGGGCAGACGTTCCGGGTGACGTACACGAACCAGGACGGCACCTCTGGGCGGGTGTCACGGACCGTGAAGCAGACCACGGCGGCAGCGAACGGCAACGTCGTCACCACCGACCGCGCCGTCGTCGACTGCGCTGGCCCGTTCATCCCCCTCGCGGTCGGCGACACCGGTGTCCGGTCGATCGAGTCGGTGCAGATGATCTCCGGCCCCGACGTCGGACTGTTCGCGCTCGTCCTCGTCAAGCCGCTCGCGCAGGCGATGATCCGCGGCATTGACGCCCCCGTCGAGGTCAACTACTTCACCGACTTCGCGCAGCTGCCCGTCATCGCGGACGACGCGTACCTCAACCTCATCGCCTGCCCGCAGGGCACCCTCGCCGCCACCGCGATCCACGGCGACCTCACGACAGTCTGGAGCTGACGACATGGGCGGGTTCTCGAGCCTCGACGACTTCATCAACGAGACGACGGTGAACGGCAAGTTCGCCCGCACCGACTGGAACAAGAACGCCCTGCCGACGACCGCGCAGACCGCCGGTCTCTGGTACGACCTCGCGTGCGGCGCCGGAAACCCCGGCTCCGACACCGACTACGGCTCCGGTGGCGGCGGCACGAACCTCGCCTTCCGCGCGCTCCTTGACACGTCGACGACGTCCCCCGGCATCCCGCACGGCGGCGACGTCTCCCCCGACACCAAGCACATCATCAACGCGTCCGCGTTCTCCGCGGCGGCGACGTCGATGCCGTGCGTGCTCATGCTCGTCGACCGGCTCGGGTTCTACCCGATCACCTCGGTCACGACCACCGGCAACCAGGCGCTCAACAACACCGTCCCGTTCCCGGCAGGGCGCCACACGAACGGCGCCGGCCTCCGCGCCTACGTCGTCGCGTCCTCGGGTGCGGCAACGACCGCGATGGGTGCGGCGACCCCGAACATCCAGCTCACCTACACCAACCAGGCGGGCACCGCGGGCAAGACCACCCCGACCGTCCTGCCCGCAGGCACGACCGCGGCCGCGAAGGGCAACATCGTCTACAGCGGGACCGGTGCCGGCAAGTACGGCCCGTTCATCCCGCTCGCCGCCGGTGACTCCGGCATCCAGTCGGTGCAGCAGTTCAACCTGTCCTCGTCCTACGTCTCCGGGAACCTCAACCTCGTCATCTGCCGACCGCTGCTCACGCTGCCCTTGACGACCATCGGCGTCGCCTCCGAACGCGACCTGCTCAACCAGGTCCCATCCCTGCCCCGCGTCTACGACGGCGCCAACCTGTCCTGGCTCATGTACGCCGGTGCCGCGACCCCGGTCAACTCTGCCTTCTTCGGGCACCTCGACTTCGCCTGGGGCTGAGCCGTGGCCCTCCTCGGGAACTACTCCGTCCTGAACAAGAACCCCGGCCGCGCGCTCGCCGGATCCACCGTTTCGGACTCGCGTGGCTCGTGGAACAAGTCCGGCGCGAACCGCAACCGGTACGTCTCCCCCGAAGGGTTCGACCCCACCGCGTCGGTCCCCAACGGGTACAACCCGCCCGGGTCCTGGCAGATCGCCATCACCTCCGGCGGGATCTCGACCTACACCCTCATCACCGGTGCTGGAGACCTCACCAGCGGCAACCTCGCAGGCGGGAAGAACGCCACCGCGGACCTCACCGGTTCCGGGGCCATCACAGACGCCACAGCAGCCCTCGTCGTCTCCGCCGTCGCCACCCTCACCGGCACCGGCGCGATCACCGCTGCGGCAGCCAACGCCGTCCTCGAGGCCGTCGCCACCCTCACCGGCACCGGCACCGTCACCTCCGCACTCACCGCCCTCGGCAACGCCGTCGCCACCCTCACCGGCACCGGCACTGTCACCCCGGTCATCAACGCCACGGGCGAGCTCGCCGCCGACCTCACACCGTTCACCGACCTGTCCCCGCAGTCCCTCGCCGCCGCCGTGTGGGGCGCCGTGGCTGCCGGCTACGACGACCCCACCACCTTCGGCGGGCAGGCAGCGTTCCTCTACGCGCTCGCCCACAACAAGACCGTCACCAACCCAGCCGACGGCACCTTCACCGTCTACGACACCGACGGCACCACGGTCCTCTACGTCGCGGACCTCTGGGAGAACGTCGCCGCCACCCAGGCCTACCGCGGCCAGGGCGCCGACCGCCGCGACTCGTTCTAGGAGGCCGCCGTGCTCGTCACCCGAGGCCTCGGCCGCAACGCGGCATCCACCGCCCTGGTCGTCACCTTCGGCCTCGGCACCGCCGCACCCGCCAACCCGGGCGCCACCTACGCCACCCTCACCGGCTCCGGGTCGCTCACCGCCACCCTCACCGGCACGTACACGGCACCCATCACGGTCCGCCCCGACGACGGCACCACCGCCCGCCCGACCGGGACCACGCCGCGCCCGTTCACCACGATCACGTACTTCATCACCGGCACCACGCCACGCCCCTCAACCGGCACCACGGCGCCAGCCGACACGGGCACCACCCCGCGGCCAACGTCGACGACGTCGCGCCCCGACGGCGGGACCACGACCCGCCCCACCGGGACTACCCCGCGCCCGTACACGACGACGACCCAGCGACCCTGAGAGGACCGAGCCGTGGCCGACCTGTTCACCCTCACCGAGCTCGCATCGCTGTACCAGGGCGACCTCGACACGGCCACCGCCACGCTCGCCCGCGAGCTCGCGGTCGGCCTCATCGAGGACGAGGTCGGCCCCCTCGAGGAGACCACGTCGGTCATCACCCTCCCCATCGGCCGGGACGGGCTCATCGACATCCCCGTCAACGCCCTCACCGACGTCACCGACGTCGCGATCACCGGGTCCTCGTCGACCTGGGAGTGGAAGCGGCCCTTCCCCCAGGTGCAGCTCAAGGCCTGGACTCCGCCGCAGAACACCGTCTGGTACACCGCCGACGTCACCGTCGTCCACGGCTGGGTCACCCCGCCCGCAGTGCTCAAGGCGATCGGCCTGTCCGTCGCCCAGCGGATCTACGACAACCCGCACGGGCTGCGTACCGAGGCCTTCCAGCTCGACGACCACCAGGAGTCGCAGACGCGCGCAGGGTCCGACGACGACCTCGCCGGCATCACCCTCACCCAGGCCGAGCTCGACCGCCTCGAGCGGTTCCGGCCCGGCGTGTTCGTGACGGGCCGCTGATGATCCCCGTCGCCACGGTCCTCGCCCGTGGCCGCGCCCACGCGGTCCGGCTGATGACGGACACGTGCACCATCACCCGCGTCACTGCCACCGCGATCGCGTCCAACGGCGACACCACCCCCACCACGACCGAGGTCTACACGGGGGCCTGCCGGGTCCGGCCCCGCCAGACCCAGGACCGCATGGTCGAGCAGGGCGGCACCGAGGTCGGCGTCGGAGACCTGGTCGTCTCCGTGCCCATCACCGCGACCGGCATCACCCCTGGCGACATCGTCACCATCACCGCCTCGACCTACGACGCGGACCTCGTCGACCGGGTGATGACCGTCCTCGGCGCGCTCCACGGGTCGCAGATCACCGCGCGGCGGCTGTCCTGCCAGGAGGTGTCGTGATGGAGGTCCGCTTCGACACCTCCGAGCTCAACGCTCTCACCGCCGAGCTGACCACCAAGGCCCAGCGCGTTGGCGCGGAAGCCGCAGCTGTCGTCCGCAAGGGCGCCCTCAACGTGAAGAACGACGCCCGCAGGCTGATCTCCGGCCTCGCGCACGCCCCCACGTACCCGTACTCGATCGACTACGTCCTCGACGGCGATGGCCGGTTCGGGCAGATCGGCGCCGACATCGGCCCCGACAAGGCCAAGGCGCAGGGCGCCCTCGGGAACATCCTCGAGTACGGCACCGTGAAGAACGCCCCCTTCGCGCACCTCGGCCCCGCCCTCGACCTCGAGGGCCCCCGGTTCGAGAAGGCGCTCGGCGACGTCGGCGGCGAGGTGTTCGACCAGTGACCGCGCCCACCGAGCGCCCGGTCGCGCTCGCCGTCATCGCGGCCCTGAACACCGCGCTCGGCGCGAACCGTGCCGGGTACGCCATCCGCCCCACCGGCGGCGGCCCGCAGACCGACGGCACGTACCACGCCTACGCCCGCGTCCACCCCGGCTCCACCCTCCTGTCCGGCGGCACCGCCGCAGACCCGAACGCGGACGCAGCGCAGACCGTGCAGGTCACCTACATCGCCGATTCCGCCGAAGCCGCCGACCAGGCCCGCGACACCGGCCGCGCCGCGCTCCTCACCCCCGGTGCGCTCACCATCACCGGCCGCGCGCTCGTGAACCCCGTGACCCTCGCCGACACCACCGAGGTCCGCGAGGACAACGACCCG